ATTTTACAGGTTTAAATTCCAAATCTTTAGCAGCACATAAAAACAAATGTATAAAACCGATAGAATCAGAATGTTCGGAATCATCAGCAAAATCATCACCTAAAGAAAAATCTTTTAAATCCGTGTCGATTTTAATCGTGCGGGTAAGTTGCCGGTTACGTGATGAAAATGATACCTAATTAACAATAAGTCGCAAACGATTTATTGTTAAAAAAATTTATTTAAAATTTGCACTGGTCTAAATGAAATCTTACTCGTTAGTCCACTTATAAACAAGTCCATTGTGTTTTAATTGAACAAGATTAGTGAAAACAGGAAGTCCTGATGTAAAACCAGGCAATGTAGAAAGGTCATTAATTATTGCACTCTTATTACTGAAGTATGGGTGTCCAATAACAGGCATATATCTAATCCCATGACCCAGAGTACAACTTAATACACCATTCACTTCTACAACATGTCCATTACTCAAGATGAGATTATATAACTTTGGCATATTGTATGTAGTAGTCTCATAAATATTTGCAGGATGTACCCAATCACCATTTTGGTTAATTGGATGCCAAGGAGTAATCAAAAGATTACCTACTCGTGACATCTGAATTTGGCTATCATTAAAACCAATCTCTACTAAGTATTCAACTTGAGCCGGTCCAGAAGGTGTATAAACAATATTTCCTCGACGAAGAGTTTCAATTGGTTGATAGGAAGTGCCGTTTTGTGTAATTATTTTAACACGAGTTCCAGGAGCAAAACAACCACCTCGAGGATTATTAAAGACAGTACCCATATTTACAGGAACTACTTGAGCTGCTCCACCTCCATAATGCTGGCTATTAGACTTATAACCAGATGCTTCGAGAGGTGGTAGACTAGCAAAAACATCATCACCATCCTTTTGAAGCGCGTGGAAGATACTTCCTCCAAATCTTTGCAAACCCATATCCTTAAAATTCATACACTGTTCTTGTTCTTGCGCACGAAGGTAGGCTCGCAGATAGTGTTTTCCCCACTTTTGATAGTAATCAGGAGCCATAATGACTTGCCCCCTTTCTGTAGGATCTCCAGAAGGCTTTATATCACAAAGAACTTCCAACCCATCTGTACCTACATATTTTCTATATAGGGCTTCAAATGTATTGGGACCACCATTTAGAATACATATTTTTATAGCAGCAATCAAATCTGATTTTGCTGAAACAACAACAGAAGGTCTTCCATCTACAAGGGGAATATTTGTTCCATTGTGTGTAATAGATACAATATTTGTATCAGGAATAACAAAGGAACGAGACTGCTCAAGTTGAATAAGTCCAGTTTCCAAACAAGATGTTGAACCATCCTTATGAGTAAGAATGAGTCTTTGATTTGTTGCAGCAGTAGATAATACTGTTGCAGCCCAGTTAATGAACACAGTTGCCACCATAGAATAATCTGGAATAAAGCCAAAACTTCCATTTCCAAGCTCTGCAAGTTCAGAAAGAAGCTTGCTATCAAGATTATATCCAAATCCAAATGTACTTAAACTGAACATAGAAGGCTTCTTAAGTTCCTTGTAATGATTAAGAATACCACGAGGAGGATCAACATTTGGCATACCATCTGTTAAAAGAGCTGATACAATATTACGTCCTTCAAACTCAGCTGAACTTGCAAGTCTATTTATAAGTTGAAGAGCACCCCAAATATTAGTATTTGCATCAGGATTTATAGCGGGTATAATTAATTCCAACTTTGCCTTGCCCTCTTTAGTCATAAGCGTGGGCTTCATTACTACCTTAGCAGTAGTACTAAATGTTGTAAGGCAAAGAATATCATTGTCACCCAACATACCTGCAATCGTACGTAAAGTATGCTTACAAAGATCCATACGTGTAAATGCTCCGCCTTCTGCAGCCTCGGTAGCATTTTCTCCCATAGATCCTGAATTATCAAGAGCTATAAACATTACCACTGGCTGACGCTCTCCGCTTGCCGGAGATACAGTGATTGATATCTTAGACGTAGGATCACTAAATCGACTAGCTTGTATTGCAAGAGGTTTTTGTACAAATGGAGCAGTAGTAACTGACACTACTGAGACTGGATTTGTAGCTAGATATCGTTCAATCTGGCTCTTCAGTGCAAAGTTTGTTTTAAGTTGTTCTGGCCTTAGTGTACGACCTTGAATAATTGGATGACGATTTTGGTTTTCGCCAAGCCATTTCATAAGCGCAATACGGTCGTAAGTCATTCCCGTATCATCCATAACTGGATCACTCATTATTTGCATTGTAATTGGACAGTCAAATTCAGGAGGATAAGTATTAATATTATTATTATTAGTAGACATTAAAATATTATATTACATATATTATATTTATTTTTCAATTTTTTCTAATATATTATACTATGAAAGTAAAATGTTATAATTTTAAAAAATTAGAATATAACCAAGCCACCTTTGCAGACAGTGTTGACACTACATATATCCTTCATTTAGAAGGTAATGGTCGTTTGCCAGATATACTTGACCAATTAAATAAATATCACCCTACAAAAACAGTTTATATAGTATTTAATAAAGGTTATAAAAAATGTGAGAAAAAATTAAGTAAAAATGAACCTCCTATAGATTTAATCGATGCATATTATCAAGTATTAAAAGATGCTAAGAACAAGAATTATAGAAATATTTTAATTTTAGAAGATGATTTTATATTTAATGAAAGAATGAATGATCCAAAAGTTACTAATGATATTAATACTTTTATAAATGATAAAGATAATGAAGAATTTATGTATATGTTAGGAGCATTACCTCATTTACAGCTACCCTACAAAAATAAACATTATACTTTATGTATAAGTACAGGAACACACGCAAGTATTTATTCAAAAAAATTACGGGATAATATTATAGATAATGTTCCCGTTGATACAATGAATGATTGGGATTTATATACTAATCTAAATTGTTCAAGATATATTTATGAAGAACCATTATGTTATCAACTATTTCCAGATACTGAAAATAGTAAATATTGGATTAATCATTTTGGTGTTTCTACTGCATTAAGAAGTTATATAAAATCATTAGAATTAGATACAAAAGCTGAACCTGGTTATTCTAACTGTTATACTAATTCAAGAAAAAGAATTTATTATATTTTAATATTTATAATTATAATTGTATTCTTTTATATAAATAAGTTATAAATATAATCATATGAATCAAGTACAAATTGAGGCATAAACGGTGTTGCTTTAGGATTATCCATATTTCTTATTAATAGCTTTTTATAAGTATCAAAAACATTAGTATTATTTATATATAACCACATTAAATAAAACATTATTACAACTATTGAAAAATCAATATCGCCTTGTGTTATTTGAGTATTTAAAAGATAAAAGAAAGGTATGCTTTTTATAATTATAGTTATAATTTCAAATCTAATTAAATTATATTTTTTTTGTTCATCTAAATCATAACATTGTAAATAAATACTTGTACAAATACCAATTATAGACATTATTAACAAACTTACAGAAAAAATAAATTTTGGATTATAAGAGGTTACCTTTAGTAGGTACAAAATAAACCATAAAACAATCCAATATGAAAAAAATAAACTTTTTTTTATAATATAATTAATCATTATATTATAAAGTATAAATTAATCCACCAATTACAAATTCATCAAACTTTTTCTGATAAAAATTTCTTGCTATTTGTTCCATAATTATATCTCTTTCATCCATAATTTCCGTAATTTTGTTACCATATTTCATTTTAATATGATTATATATTAATTCTTTTGTAGTTTCTGGATCCTCCTTTAAATCTTTCTTTAAATTTTCTTCTACTTTTTTTTTATAATTAATTGCAGTTTCTGATATTTCATTTAATATTTTATATAGTTTTCCAACTTTATTTATTAATTCTTGATCTTCTTCTGTTATATTTGGGTCTGAACTAACAAAATTAAAAACTTTATAAATATCCTCTGTTTTATGATTTCTAACAATATGAACAAATAATTCTTCTCTATTATCAAAACATTCTTCGCACTCATCACATTTTTCAAATTTAGGAATTATTTTTTTTGATTTTTTAATTTTAATTTTCTTTTCTTCTACTGGTGCTTTTTCTTCCACATTATTTTTCTTTTCTTCTACTGGTACTTTTTCTTCCACTGTTTGTACTTTTTCTTGCACCTTAATTTTCTTTTTTTGTACTTTCTTTTTTTCAACTGGTATTTCTTCTACCTTTTCTATTGGTTTTTCTTTTTCTTCTATATTCTTATGAAATTTTTTAATATGAGTACTTTTAGAAGAAGCGCTTGCATATGTGTTATTACAAAAGTCGCATGTATGTCTTTTATCCATTTTAACTATTATATATATAATAGATATTTTTCTTAAATAGTTTTTGGTTAATTCGTTTATAATTAAAGTACAATATTTGGGACTGGTTGTTCTTCTTTCAATAATTCTATTAATTTTTTTTTTATTAATTCTTTAATTGGTCCGTTTGATTCTTTAAATAATTCTATCGTTAGTCCTTTAAATTCTTTTATTAATTCATTTTGGTCATTACATATTTTTATAAGTAATCCTATTTGTTCCATCAAAAATTTTCTATCTTCTTTAAAAAAATTATTAATATTATATTCATTTTCTAATTTATGATTTGTTTGTTGATGAAGTAATAAATCTTGTTTATTAGTAAAATATAAATTACAATGATTACACGAAATTATGTCACATTCTTTATTTTCTGGAATTATTTCTAATTCTAAACTTTTACTTGCTTTTTGAACTTCTTTAATCGCATTTCTTAACTCATCAATATTATCAGCTTTATAAATTTCTCTTTTAATATTAAACTTTTGTAATTTATTTTTTAATAATTTATCAGTCTCTTTAATATTTTTACAAGGATAATAATAATGTAATTTAGGTTCTAATAAATTTCCACATCTATATTGACCTAATCTTTTGTATAAATCAGTTGAAATTCCTATTTTATAAAATCCTTTCAAATTAAATTCTGTTTGAACAATATATATATCACCACCTTTAAAATTTTTATATTTATATTTACCCAATGTATCAGTTTTAAAAGTATAAATGTTATTAGATTTTATAGAGGGTCTACAATCATTTTCTAAATGATTCTTAATATCATCTAAATTTTTAAAAGTTTTATCGCATTTATCACAAATACAATTTGTATCTTGAGCTTCCTTTTGATTTATTATTTTTTCTTCAGTATTCTTTTTATGGTATTTGTAGTTGTGAAACCATAAAGATTTATAAGACGAGTATTTTTTATCACATTGTTTACAGATATATGCCATCTATAACTTTATTATATATATTATAATAGATATTTTATTCTTATATATTTTTTATTATTTATTTTAATAGATATCTATTTTTAACTAGAGAGAAAATTATTTTTTTATAAAGTATTTCAAAAACCCTTTTATAATTATAGAAAGTTTAGTAAAATAATAGAAAAATCAATTCAAATATATTATTATAAAAACAAATAATCATTATTAATTAAATGCGTGTAGGATTATATGGCTTCGGACCCTTTGGAAGATTTTTATACAAGTATCTCAAACAATATAAATTTGATTTAATTATATCAGATATTGATAAAGTAGATCATTCTGATTATGTAAAAGAAAATGATTTTTTTAATTCAACATTTGATATTATTATTTTTTGTAATTCAATTAATAGTTTTGAAGAAGTAATAAAGAAAATTAACCCCTCTTTTTTTAAAAATAAATTAATTATTGATGTTCTTAGTGTTAAAGAATATCCTTATGAAATTTATCAAAAGTATAATATAACTGAAAATATATTATTGACTCATCCAATGTTTGGACCTAATAGTGTGGATGATAATCAATTATGGGAAAATAAAAAGTTTGTATATTATCCTATAAATATTAGGTTACATGACACCTTCATTTCTTTTATGAAATTTATAAGTTATACCAAATGTGAATTATTATTAATGAATCCTAGTGAACATGATAAATATGTAGCAGAGAGTCAATTTATAACTCACTTTATAGTTAAAACGTTAAAAGAATTAAATTTAACAGACACTCCTATAAATACCTTAAATTATGATATTTTATTAACTATGATAAAAAATATTGGAAATGATTCTTTTGAATTATTCCAAGGTATGATACTCAAAAATAAATATACATTAAAAGTAATGAATGATATTATATATTCCATTTTTAAAATTAAAAATATGGTAATCCCATCTAAAAATATATATTCCGCGACTAGTATAGTAATGAATAAAATTAAAAATTCCGAAAATAAAAATATTATTAATGCAGCTATTGGTGTTCCATCTTGGGGTCCTGATACATCATTTGATAATAGTTATTCCTTATCCGCCGGTAATTTAGAACTTAAAAAAGAATTAGTAAAATTTTTTAATGATAAATTAACAATAGATAATTTATTAATAACTCCGGGTGGTAAGCCTGCTTTATATTATTGTATTTCTGCTTATACCAATGTAGGAACATCTTGGTTAGTGCCCTCTCCATATTGGGTATCATATCCAGATATGATTAAATTAGTTAACGGTAATACAATAATATTAGAAGGCGATGTTAAAAATAATTGGCTATTTGATTTAGACGAAGTTGAAAAATATTTTAAAATGGAAAAGGTAAATGGAATTATAATATGTAATCCAAATAATCCAACCGGATTAATATATCCTAATAATTTTTTGGATAAAATAGTTGATTTATCAAATAAATATAATAAAAAAATAATAGCTGATGAAGTATATTTACCCTTGTTATCGGCAAATGATTTAGATTATAAAGATTCTTTATACTTTAGAAAAACTAAAAATATAATTGCTGTATGGAGTTTCTCTAAAGGTTGGGGAATACCTGGTTGGAGAGTTGGATTTGCAATGGCACATGAAGAAGTAATAAAAAAATTAGCAGGTATTCAATCCACAATTAATACTTGTCCACCAAACAGTTCTCAATGTGTTGCATTAGAACTAATTAAAACAAAATGGTTACCTATTGAAGATTTTAAGAAAATAGATTATTATAAAAATAAATTAACTGATATTTTTAGAAGTAAAGGTTGGATTGTTCCAGATAATAATATTACAAGTATGTATTTATTCCCTGTTAATTATAATATAAATATTAATGAATATGTTGATAAGTTATTTGAT